TATTTTTCGGTACTCACCTTCTGGAAAATAGTGTTCCTTAAGACCATTCCAAGTCTCAAAGTCGCTGTTCGCAAGTAATTGCTTGAGTAATGCACTCTCTAGTGTCAAATTGTCTCTCCCAAAGATTTGGTAGTTGTTGGCGGACACCGTGGTGGTGGTAAGTCGTTTACTTGTTGTAACATTGCTGCAGCAGCCCAAGATAGAGGCGCATCAGCATTATACTTTACTATAGAGATGGACACAAGACAAATGTTACAAAGAATTTGTGGCATACAATGTGGAATAAATAGTGGTCGTATCAAAGCAAAAAATCTTACTCCTATGGAGTGGGACAAAGTTGCTGTTTGGTGGGCTGCTAGGTTTAACAATGGCGAAGAGGCACTAGCTGAGTGGAAAGACCACCAAGATTTCGATAAGTTCCATTACGAGCTTACTAGAAACAAGCTGGCAGATATCCCTCAAATTGATGTTCATTATGACCCGTCACTTACACTAGCAAAAATTATTAGTGTAGTTAGACAGAAACAAGCCCAGTTACCAAACTTGGGTGTAGTAATAGTAGATTATCTAAACCAAGTGAGACGCCACAACGCACCAGGTCGTTCAGGTCAGTATGATTGGACTGAGCAAATTGAGATTTCAAAAGGTCTCAAAGCTCTCGCGCAAGAGAGCAAAGTTCTGGTTCTCTCCGCTTTCCAGACTAATGAGAAAGGAGAGGCAAGATTCGCGAAAGGAATCTTGGATGCTGTAGATGCAGCTTATAGCATACAGCATTGGGGAGACGAAGAGCCTACGATTAAGTTCAAATGTGATAAGATGAGAAGTGGTTCAGTAAAAAACTTTACATCAGAAATGAACTGGGAAACACTAAAGATTGGGCCTCATAGTGCCTTAGACCCAGATGAACGAACAGAACTAAAAGAAACTATGACAACAGGCGAAGATACTTATGATTTATAATGTTAACAAATCAATGCCTGTATTTACTACTATCCTTAAAGATAAGTGGAACTTAAAAACAATAGTTGAAAAGCAACGACTATTAGATGGAAAAGAAATGGTAACTAATGTTAAAGCATGGAGAAGTGGATGGTCTACACATAAAGACAACCCTGAATTTATGCCTTTTGCAAATGAAGTAACAAGATATGTTGAATCAATAAGTCAAGAACATTTTAACCCTAGACCAATAAAATATTTTCCTGTTAATCTATGGGCTATGATATATGAAAAAGAGGAGTATGCTCAACCTCATAATCATTTTCCTTGTGATTTTTCTAGTGTTTATTATGTAGATGTAGACACAAATGCTAGTCCAATTATCTTTGAAGAGCAGTTAGAAATACACCCTTACAATGGGATGTTAGTTATTTGGCAAGGAGTTTTAGAACATAAAGTTCCTAAAACAAAAGGCAGAAGAATAGCTATATCTATGAATTTTAGGAAAAGAAAATGAGAGTAATCATTGCAGCAAAAGAAGGTTGGAGACTATTTAAAGATAAGAATGTAGTAGGTTTACCTAGATGGATAATAGAAAATTCAAAGACTAGAGATGAAATAATATTAAATGGTCTTTGGTATAATAGAAAAAAAGTATTACAAATATTTAAGGACATAACATGATACTACACACAGAAAAACAATTAGAAGAAGCATGGCATATACACTGTGCCGAACTTGCCTACAGTAATGTAGAAAGCGCAATAAAAATAGAGTTTCCTACACTAGAAGATTTTAGACCTATTTATGAGGAAGCTATGGAGGATTTATTAGATGCTCATACATCAGGAGAATAAAGGGTTTATACATATTCCCAAGTGCGGGGGCATATCTGTAAGTAAAACTATTGCAGAACATTACTATAGTTTGGAAAATAATCCAAAAAGACAAATATTACATAGGAGTTGGCAAGGCAGATTAAATGCAGATTTTGTTAGAGAAGACTATCCTAAAGTAGCAGGATATCCTATTCGTAAGTTTTCTTACAATAATATACACGCAACTTATGACCAACTCGCAGTACAGTACCCAGACTATGAGTACTTTACACAGATAAGACACCCACTAAAAAGATGGGAGAGTCTTTACAAGCACAATTATAATTATAATTTTATAATTGATTGGGATTTTGTAACATGGAGTGAGAAAGCTATTAGTTCATTAATGAACGGCGCTTACTATGGAACAGTACAAAATTTAGATTACTTCGAAAAAAGTGAAGTAAGATTAGGTAGTTATCACATAATGTATCTACCAGCATGGGTTTATTATAGAGAACCCGAAGTAAAAGTTTACAAACTAGAGGAAGGTGGATGCATGAAAGCAATGGGTTTTCCAGTAAGACATTTGCATAACTCTAATAGAACAATACCTCCGTATGATGAAAATTATGTAACGGAGTTAATATATGAATTTTATAAAAAGGATTTTGAAAGATGGCAAATGACAGAGTAAGTAGAGAAACAGCAGAACTAGTACCACTTCCGCCACATACTTGGTATGTGAGAACAGTGGGTTGGATGTTGGAGCAACCAAAAGTACAAGAGAATATTAAAGATGTACCAATAAATGAACCACTAAAAGAAGCATTGAAAAAAGAAGGCATACGGTCTCCTTTTTTATGTATGCCAAACTGGTACCCCATAGCAGGTAGTCAAAGACTAAGGGCATTGACTGAAGTTCCTGAACTACATGATAGAGAAATAAGAATATGTAGATTTGATAAAGAGTACTGGCTACTATATTACTTATGGGGTGATGAAGATTTTAGAAACAAAGCAATTGCTGTTTGGTTTCAAATGGCAGAATTAGTATGGAAGTCAATGTATTATGAAGACGACCCAACATTTTTAGAACATGAAGCATTAGGAGATGAACTAGAGTGGAAACACAAGTCAAAGTTAACGGGCAAGTTATAATTCTAGCAGACACTAATCCTTTACATCAAATAGATTATTGTCAATGGAAAAATATAAATACAGGTCAGATATGGAATATCGATGGTAGTACTGCAGAAGTATGTTTTAATGCTGAGTTAGCAGAACATGGTAAGATTACTTTTCTAGCTCCAATAATAAATAAACCAAACACAATAGAAATAACTAGAGATACAAAAATAATACAACATAACTGGGTAGAAACAATAGACACTCAGTTAGATGAAAATCAAATTATGGTACATGACTTATATGATGGCAGTATATTTGTAGACATATGGGAAAAAGGCGTAGGATATGTACCTAGCTGTGGAACAGGAGCTGCTAGTGCGGCTCTGTTTACTGATAGTACCATCGTGGATGTATATTGCAGAGGCGGAAAGTATAAAATAGAAAAAGATTATTACAGATGGACTATGGAGGCGGAAAATAATTCTTGACAAATCCTTAAAATTTTGTTATAATATATGTAATTATGATAGCTGAAGAACTCTTACAAGAAAAGAAAATTCAATATCGTCTTTCAGGTAAAGACGCTATTATCTCTTGTCTGAGCCCTGAGCATGATGACACTAATCCCTCTATGAGAGTGGATAGAATTACAGGTATATTTCATTGCTTTTCATGTGGCTATAAAGGTAACTTGTTTACCTATTTTGGTGCACCTTCTTCCCCAATGGAAGTTCGTATGCATCGTATTAAAGAATCAATCAATAAAGTTAAAAGCGAAACTGTCGGTATCCAACTCCCAAAGGATAGAGTGAAATGGAAAGGTGGTGGACTCAGAAATATATCTGAGGAGACTCTCGACATATGGGATGCATTCACATGGAATGTTCCCCAATTTGAGAATCGTATCATCTTTCCAATTCGTGACATTCGAGGAAAGACAGTGGCTCTGATTGGTAGAAGCTTGGACGACTTATCTATGAATAAGTATTATATTTATCCGAATGGTGCAGAAATGCCATTCTGTCCAGCTAAAATAAAACCAATACAGAATAGAGTTATATTGGTAGAGGGCATATTTGATGCTCTTAACCTTTGGGACAAAGGTCTCAAAAATACTGTGTGTACATTTGGCACACAGCAAGTGAATTGGGTTAAACTAAGTCTACTGAAACTACAAGGTGTTCAAGGTATAGATATTATGTTTGACGGGGATGAGGCGGGCATAAGAGCAGCTGAGCAAGCAAAAGACTTGGCTGAGAAACTAGAGTTAAGTGCAAGAGTAGTAAAACTAAGGGATAATGTAGACCCGGGCAACTTAACAAAACCAGAAATAGAAAGATTAAAGGGAAAATTATATGGCTAATGTAGCAATAATAGAAAAGACAATGTCAAGTACTAACTATGATAAGTACTTTGACTTCAAGCATGACAGATTTGCGTTATGCTCAGATAGTTCAAAACAGAAAATTTTGAAAAGAGATGTTGATATCGAAATCGATATCGATGCGTACGATTGGCTCATTCTAGTAGGTTCTGAGCCTTTCAAACAGTTTACGAGAAAGACATCAATAACAGAGTACAATGGAAAAATAATTGATGATAGATTTTTGGCTTTGATAAACCCTGCAATGATTAAGTTCAGACCAGAGGCAAAGAAGTCGTTCGAGGAAGCTGTTGAGAGTATAACGGGATATGTAAGCGGAGATTTAGTACAAAAGTCACTAGGAAAAGACAGATGCTTTGGCATACAAGATACAGAACAATTACATAAGTATTTACAAGATGCGCTAGAACATGACAACAATTTCATAGCACTTGACTCTGAGACATCAGCATTATACTGTAGAGATGGTTATATGCTTGGTTTTTCTATGTCATACAAAAAAGAACATGGAGTCTATGTAGACTGCGAGTGTATAGATAATACGGCAGAGAAACTCATGCAAGAGTTATTTGACAAGAAAAGAGTAGTCTTTCATAATGCTAAGTTTGATTTACAATGGTTTGAATATCATTTTAACTTCGAGTTTCCGAACTTTGAAGATACCATGCTTATGCACTATATGTTTGATGAAAACCCAGGAACACACGGGCTAAAACAACTCGCTATCAAACACACAGACTATGGGGATTACGAGGCAGAACTTGATAATTGGATTCAAGATTATAAGAAAAGAACAGGAGTGCTAAAAGCAGACTTCAGTTATGACTTGATACCCTTCGAGACCATGCAGTACTATGCTGCAATGGATGCTATCGTAACCTTTATTTTATTTGAGAAGTTTGAAAAT